TGCTCACCCGAAGGACTACAGGAAGGTACCAGAGATTGAGCTCGAGGCACTCACGCCCGAGTTCGACTTTGGTAAAGTCAACCTGCCCCACTTTCACGACACGTGGGGCAGCGTTCCTGTGGGAGCCGACTTGACAGGGCTGAAAATTGACCAGCTCTTCATGTGCGGAGAAATCGCGTTCACTACCACAACCCGTGGGTCGTTCGCCATCCCTCGGGCGATCGCAGGTCTGGCCGCCTCCAGGCTCGTGATGAGACCACGCAATGCAGACACTCTCGCTGACACCGTTTACAATGTCAAGCAGATGTGCCTCACTGCCGGCGTTCCCGCCGTAAAACTCGCAGACGTCGTCGCGATCACCACCGCTCTCGCCTTCAACATGAAGGTTCGCAACGAGACGGACCTGCTCCACACTTTGACAGGCCGTTTCAGTAGCGAGTGGTCCGTGCACGAACGTCTCTCCCGCCTCGCGGTTGTCCGCGCGTGGTCCCTCTGGCACTTGCTCGCCGCTTGTGTTTCCTTGGGGCTCATTGCCGTGCCGCTGTTCTTTGTCATCCCTCAAGAACATCACGTTCTCAGCCTGTTGCTGGCCTTGTCTGGTCTGGTACTCGCTTTGTGCGTGTGGGGCGTCTTCCGCTGTGTGCAGCGTTACACCAGCGCCATCGGAGATGGATGGGCCGACACGATTATCCGCGAGCGCCGTACTCCTCTGCTGTCCGAAGTGCACAGCACGACTACGCGCCGCTTGCACCCCGGCTCTCACTCCCTCTTGACCCCAGTCATTCCCGACTACCACAAGGTCACCGTTGGGCCCGACCCTAAGCCGTTCCGCGAACACGACCCGCCCGTGCGACTCCTTCACGATGGAATCGCAGCCGCAGGTTTTGTTCCCACGGTCATCGAGCCCACTCAGGCCGCGGAATACTCCGCGCTCGCCAACCGCCTATTGCTGCCCGTACTGGACCACGACGTGGTCATGGTCGCGTGGTACCGGTGGAGGCGTGATCAGCCTGATTTTGACTTTACCGTGAAGGATGCAGACGATCAAAGGTCATGGAAGCGTTGGCTCACGCGACAGCCCACTGCACTGCACCCAAGGTTGGAGGCCGGACGGGCAGCAGCGCTTAGCGACGGTCCCACCGCGAAGAATAGTGGGACACAGGTGCATGTGAAGATTGAGAAAGGCAAACCCGTCACTGCAGACGGTGAGCCCCTCCTGAAGCCCAGAGCGATTTCGGCCATGTCGGATGCGTTCAAGGCGGCGACGGGACCCTTTTGCCATGCCCTGTACAAGACGATGTGTGCGGTGTGGGACGGCAACCACTCCAGGTTCGTCTACGCAAGTGGACGCAACTCGGAAACACTGGGACGCATCTGGGACCGTACCGTGGCCCAGCAAGGGGGTGAAGGTCAGGTGGCCTTCATCTTGCTTGATTTCAGGACACTCGACGCGACTTTGGGGCCCCACCTCATTGGCGATCGAGACGTGCGCTGGCGCAAGTTCGGGGCATCCGACTTGACCGTGAGCTTCATCGCTCACGCCGCGACCGCGGGCACCACACGTCACGGAATCCGGTTTTCATCCCGGGACGAAGAAGGAGACCCATACCCCCGTATGGATTCAGGACGGAACGACACAAACTTGACAGATACAGAGGTCACAGCGTGCGCCGTCGATGTCTCGTCCGGCTTGGCAAGAATGCAACTTGGCCGAGCCTCAACCTTTGGCGGCCGAAAGCTCCCAGAGGACAGCCTCACCATAGCCTTTACGGCACAGGTGGGTGACACGGTGTGGTTTGTTTGTGGTGACGACGTAGCGGGGATCATGCCCATGGTCTCTTTGCCGAACCCAGACAACTACAAGCTTCTTTTCGAGGCTAATTTGCATGCCCTTGGCCTCCTCCCCAAGGTGCAGATCGTCTACGAGGCAGCCCACGTAGACTTTCTTTCCCGTGTTCCATGGAAGGGCGTCAACCCCGAAACGGGCCTCTCACAAACCGTGTGGGGGGCCAAAATCGGGCGCACGCTCCATCGCCTAGGGTGGTCCACCACCGCCCCCGGCTCCATGAACCTGGCTGCGTCATGCACCCAGGTTGCTGTGGACAACAACCACGTCCCCCTGGTGGGTGCCGTTGCTCGGCACACCCGCTCATTGCTCAAGGGCAAGAAGGCGGTCGAGCGCGGGTCCGAGTACGAGTCGATGCACGTCGGACGTCAACACAACCTATCAGCTGAAAATTACCGTATGGTCGAGCTTCGCTACGGCTTGACCAAATCGGAACTCGACTCACTCGAGGCGGCCTTCAAGGCCGTCCGCACGCTCCCAGCGATCATCAGCCACCCCGTGCTGGACCGTCTGGTTGAACGTGACCTGTGAGTCCAGTAGAACAGGGCAAGGAGACCGTCACTGGTCTGGGGCACTTGTTGCGCCTCCCCCCCCAAACACGCGTCCCGGCCACATGGGCTTCCGGGATGTGAAGCCCCGCACAAACAGGCAGGGGCGCCTGTTTCGTGTCTGATAACACCCGAGACCTTCAACTGTAGTTCTCAACTCCCAACACCCCACATCCTCACCACGACGTCCGAATCATGGCCCGTAAAGGAATCAAGACGAACCAGTCGGCTACCACCATCATCGTCGGCGCTAAGCCTAGCGCCTTCGGCCCGGCCCGAGCCCCCAAGCAGGGCAAGAAGTCGGGTAAAAGAGGCAAGAAGAAGAAAAGCGCGAAGCGGGGCCCTGGTCCCAATTCTCGTG